CATCAGGCCCATATCGCCGCCCATGGGGAAAAACGTCGGACTCGAAACCACTCCACCCTCGGCAAACGGCGTCACCCGCCCCGGCACGCCGCCATTGGCAAAGGCAAACAGCGACCCCGCCCCGGACGTGAGGCTGCTAACCGCTGATGACAGCATGTTCTCCAACGGCTTCAAGCCGGCAGACAGCGCAATATTGGAAAGCCGCGTCCCCAGCCCCTGCAACACGCCATCCAGCCCCTTCCCACCGGTGGTCGCGGCCTGTAGCGCAGACGTCAGCGCCGACCCAAACCGCTGAGACCGCCGCTCCAGATCCTCCATCACGTCAGCCAAAGCCTGCGCCTCATCACGCTGACCGGCAAAATTCGTCTCATCAGTCATCGGCCTTGCCTTTCTGATTCAATTTGGGAAGCTAGGGGATTGGAATTGCTGCGGTTTCGGCTGGGTTATCTCTCCCCTTGTGGGAGAGAAAGCGATTTCAACATCTTACGCTCGCGTAAGTATTAGAAATCGCAAGTGAGGGGTTTGCCGCACCCTCGGCGGGACCCCTCACCTGAAAAATCTATGACTTAGCAAGCTAAGATCATGATTTTTCTTCCTCTCCCACAGGGGGAGAGGTAGGCCTCACCCATCCGGAAACAACCGCATCAATCCCTCCAGCCCACCACGATCCAGCCCATCACGTTTGGGCCTCATCCCACCCGTCATGGCGAAAAACTCCAGCGGCGTCAGCGCCCAGAAAACAGTTGGGGAAAGCCGCAGCAGGCTCAGGCCAGCATGGATCACCTGCCCCCAGGGAAAGGGCTTGGGACCATGATGCGGGCTTGAACCCACTGCGGCATTCAAGGGGAAGCCGGTGCCTCCCCTCCGGTGCCGGTTCCAGCGAAAGCCGCGGTCAGGAGGTCTCCCACGATCGTCGCATAACCGGCAATTCCATTCTCGATGCTCATCGCCGCCACATCATCATCCGAAAACACGTTGCCCGCACCGCGAAGCCCGGCACCGATGACGCGGATCATATCGGCGGCCTTCATCCGCCCGCTGGCAAAGCGGCTGGCCAAGCCCGTCAGATCATCGGCGGCAAAGGCGGTTTCCAGCTCCGCCAGAGCGCCCAGCGTGAGGTACAGAATGCGCCGCTCGCCATCCAGCACCGCCTCCACCTCGCCGCGCCGGCGGTTCGCCCGCCCGAAATTCGCAACTCCCATCACAGCGCTCCAAACGTAATGGCACCCGCCGATTCCAGCGCAATCTCGAACTGCACCTCGCCGTCATGCCGCCCGGAATATTCCAGCGCCGTGATCTGGAACGGCCCCGTAACCGTGCCGAAATCCGGGATCACGATCTGCCAGCCGGGAATGGCACCGGCAAAGAACTGCCCGCGCACCAGTGCGTCACTCTGCTGGTCCTTGAAGATGCCAGATGCCGTTAGCCCCGCGCGCTGAATACCCACCCCCGCCAGCAATTCCCGCCAGCGCCCGGCACTTTCCGCATCCGTCACGTCAACGCTTTCCGCATTGAACGCCAGCCGCCTCGTGCGCAGCCCGGCAACGGTCACGAACGCCCCGCCGTTGTCGATCTTCAGCAGCAGGTCTTTCCCCTTCTGCGCCACCATGATGTGTCCTTTCACAAACTAAAATGAGATGTGAGGCGGCGCGGCTGGGTTTACCTCTCCCCCTGTGGGAGAGGACAGAAAATCACGATCTTAGCTTCAGCTAAGTCGTAGATTTTCTAGGTGAGGGGTCCACCGCTTGCGCCGAGGGACAACCCCTCACTTGCGATTTCTAACACTTGAGCTTCGCTCAAGATGTTGAAATAGCTTTCTCTCCCACAAGGGGAGAGATAACCGCCGCAGCCACCCGCCCCTACTCCGTCACCGCCCGAAACCGTATCTCCGTCAGAAACTGCTTCGTCTTCGCCTGCCGCACAGATCGGCTGTTGCGATAAAACAAACTCACCAGCGCCACGCCGCCGCCCAGCACCAGCGGTGCATCGTCGAGAAGCGCCAGAACGCGCACGGCAATGTCCTGCGCCAGCTTGCGCCCACCCTGCTCGCTCCACACTTCGATGGTCAGGAAATGCTCTTCGCCGCGTTCTGAAGCGGTCGAGTAATCGCGGCTGTCGATTTCCCCAAAGGCCACGCAAGGCAGAACGGGCCTTGGCAGCAGCCGGTCGATGATACCGCGCGCACCCACCAGACCCGTCAGCACCGCATCACCGGCAAGCTGGGTGTGAACGGCCTGCAACAGCGCGTTGGCCGCCATCATCGGCTTTCCTCCTCGCATCGGCAGACAATGAAGCGGCCCGTTTCATCCGGGTCGATCACGGATTTCACAGCAAACACACGCGTGCCTTTACGAAACCGCATACCCGCCTCGATATCGCTTCGATACCCCGCCCATATGCGGTGCGTAATCGCCACGCCATCGGCAGATGCACGCTCATAGGCCCCTTGCGAAACCGGTTCGATGGCAGCCCACAGAGACCGTATCATTCGCCAGCCTGCCGCCACACCGCCCTGTCCATCGGGCGTCTCTTGCGGCGCTTCAACGTCCAGCCGCGCCGTCAGCTGACCTGGGTCGAGAAACGTTAGGTTCATCTCTCACAACCCCACGCGACGAAACGGCGCAATCAGCCGCTTGTAACCCGCTGGTACACCGGCAGGCTGCTCGGCAGGCGAAACCGCGCCGCGAAACGCAAACATATGCGCAATGTGCACCAGCATCGCCCGCTTCAGCGTATCCGGCACATCCGCACCGCTTTCGCCAAAGCCTGCGGTAAAATCGATCTCGATACCGTTCAACGGCTGTCCCGGCGCAGGCGGCTGGCGCAGCCACAGCCGTGCGGGTCGCGCCTGCCCATCCAGCAGCTTGTCCGTTTCAGTAATATCGGTCGGGTCACCGGCATCATCGAAAACCAGAATCGTTTCGATGGCTTGCACCGGCCCCTTCGCAATCTGAATCACGCCATTTAGCGGCCAGTCGTCGAGATACAGCCGAAAGCTCTGCCGCATCAGGCACAGGCCCGTCTGGCGTTCCAGATATTCGCGCGCGGTGGTGATCAGCGATGCCAGAAGCGCATCTTCATCCGCGCCATCCAGCCGCAAATGCGCCTTCACATCGGCAAGCGTCAACGCCTCCGCCTGCGGCGGGGTCAGTGTGGCATAGGTCATGGTGTCTCCAGGGGAATAGGGGTGTTGCAGCAGCGACTATTGTGCGTCATCGCCCGTGGCTCACCCCCCTCTGTCCTGCCGGACATCTCCCCCTCAAGGGGGGAGATCGGCAAGGCGCAGGCTCTTCACTCTATCCGCAGCAGCAAAGATGGGCGAGAGCTATCCACGAGTCGATCTCCCCCCCTTGAGGGGGAGATGTCCGGCAGGACAGAGGGGGGTAAACCACAGGCGATGACGCTCATTTTCGTCCTCCACCACACCGGGCAAAACCCCGGCATGGTGGAAGCACCATCACCACTCAACTCGCCGCAAACTTCACCAGCTTAACAGCCTCGAAATTCTGTACCCCGCCGCCCACACGCTTCGTCGTATAAAACAGCACGTACGGCTTGGCCGAATACGGGTCGCGCAGAATGCGAATACCCGTGCGGTCCACCACCAGATAACCGGCGCGGAAATCACCAAACGCAATCGACGTGCTCCCCGCCGCCACATCCGGCATATCCTCGGCCTCCGCCACCGGAAAGCCCATCAGTAGCGCCGCCTGGCCAGCCGAGGCTGGCGGTTGCCACAGATAGTTGCCCGTGGTGTCCTTCACCCGGCGCAATGTCGACTGCGTCTTGCGGTTCATCAGGAAGCTGCCGTTCTGGCGGTGTCCGGCTTTCAGCGAATAGACGGTGTCGATCAGCACGTCCAGCGGCCCGGAGGATGCAAATGCGCCCGCCGCACCCGTCGCCACATAACCGATCTTGCCCCACTCCCAGGCCGAATTCGCCACCGTGTCATAGGCCAGCAGCCCCTTCGGCTTGTTCACACCATCACCGGAAATGAAGGCCGCACCCTCCTGCTCGGCAAAGGCGACATCCACTTCGGAGGCAATCCACGCCTCGATGTCGACGGCGGAATCACCCAGCAGCCCTTGCGTGGCCGCTGGCATGGCGTAAAGCTCCATGGTCGGAAAGGTCAGTTCGGAAAGCTGCGGCGTGTTGGTCTGCGGTCGTGCTGCCGTCTCGGAAACCCAGCCGGTGGCCATCCCGCTCGGTGCAAAGGGCTTTTTCAGCACCGCACCGGAAACCTGCCGCACGGTGGAAAGTGCGCGCATCGGCGAAACCACCGCCATGCGTTTGCCGATATCACTGTCGGTCTCGTGCGGCAGCAAATACCCGCCATCCGTGCCGCTACTCCCGGAAAACGCCTTGGCCTCCAGATCGCGTAGCGCGCCTTCGTCACCCCGGCGAATATAGGCCTCGAACGCCGCCTTATGCTCCTCCGTCTCCGCATTGGCCGCACCCCGGCGTCCCAGCGCGGGCCGCGCCCTCTTCAGCGAAAGCTCGTCCATCGCCTGTTTGTTGTCGTCCAGCGCCTTGTCGATGCGATCAAGCTTTTCGCGGGTCAGCACATCGGAACCCATCTTGCGCTCGATATCGCCCAACCGCTGGTCATTCGTCTCACGAAACGCCTCAAACGCCTCCATAAAGTCATCGAACGCTGCCGTCATCGTATCCGGCACGGCCTTGATCTGCGGTGCAACTGTCTGTTCCGTCATGTGATTTTCCTCTGTTGATTGTTTTTAAGTTGGAAGACGACGCCCGCCTCCCCACCGTCACCCCGGACTTGATCCGGGGCCCAGCAGCATCGCGTCTGCGATGCGAAAGACTCTTCCCCGGCGCAGACCCACTCCTCTTCCCTCGATCCTGTGGCAGCACAGGAATGAGGGAAGAGGGTGTGCGCCCCTCACCTCCGAAACGTATCCCCCGCCAAACTCTTCGCCATCCGGCGCATCGCGCGCACCAGTTCCGTCTCCCGGTCGCGAAAGAACCTCGCCTGCTTGATGTTGGAAACCCGCGCAGATGGCAGCATGGGAAAGGTCACTACGGAAATTTCCAATAGGTCGGCCTCCAGAATGCGGCGAATACCACCGCGCGCGGCCTTGCCCGCCCGTACGGTCTGGAAGCCGATGGAAAGTCCGTCCAGCGCACCCGTCTTCATCAACGAATGCACCTCTTTGGCCCGCGCCACATCAGGCGCCAGCACCCCCTCGACGAACAGCCCGCGCTCGTCTTCGCGAATGGTGCGCCACGCACCGATGGGCTGTGCCGGGTCGTGCTGGTACAGCATGCGAATGCCAGCGGCCCCACGCTCCTCGATGGACCGCCTGAAAGCCCCCGGCTCGATCACGTCCCGGCCGAGATCCACCTCGCCGAACACACTGGCATAGCCAGAAAACGTGCCGTCAAAAGCAATGCCGCGCAGTTCCAGATTGGCAAATTTGCGCGTGGCGGGCCGCGGCCCGCGATAAGCGTGCATGAAAGTCTCCTGCGATTTTGAGGAAATGTGCGCTGACGGATCAGATCAAAGCTTGGGCCGCGCCGCGTAACGCTCGGCCACACGCACCATCACGCCCAACCCCCACCACGCGCAAAGGCTGGCGGCAGCGGAGCCGGTCAGCATGATCTCCTGGCTCGAAAGCCCCGCGGAGATACCCAGCCGCTGGGCGATCCAAAGCCCCACCGGCCCGCCAAAAATCACGCCGCAGGCAAGCCCGGTCAAAAACCGGCTGGCCGCCTCGCGGTGCGTCTGCGGCAGCATATAGATCAGCGAAACCCCGGCCCCCGCCACGGCTCCCGTAAAACGAGCAGCCCAAATGCTGCCCTCATTGGCAAATTCAGACATGAGTAACCATTCCGGGTTAGAGTAGGATAAGTTGCACAGCGGATGCCCTGCACCCGCAGTATTCGTTTTCTTGCTTTTCTTGAGGCGTTGGAATCGGTTGAAGGAAACCCTTCACAGATAGATTTCGGTTGTTGAGAAAGTGGTTCAACGGTGGAACGTCGCGAGAGCGGGAGACATTCGATAGCCTCGTGCTCGTGGCTCACCCCCCTCTGTCCTGCCGGACATCTCCCCCTCAAGGGGGGAGATCAGCTGGACGCGAACACCCACTTCAATCTGGACATCAGAGATGGTCGAGTGGCTGCCGCGAGTCGATCTCCCCACCTGAGGGGGAGATGTCCGGCAGGACAGAGGGGGGTGAGCCACGAGCACGAGGCTATCGAATGTCTCCCGCTCTCGCGACGTTCCACCGTTGAACCACTTTCTCAACAACCGAAATCTATCTGTGAAGGGTTTCCTTCAACCGATTCCAACGCCTCAAGAAAAGCAAGAAAACGAA